TATTATATTGTTCCTTTCTACATATGGTGCCTCGGCCCATCCTTTATCCGTTTGAGAATATATTCGTATTACCTTATTGTCTGGTGTCAAACTTATCCCAATGTCACCACCTTCTGCAGTTACAATTCGATCATCAAAATAACGTTTTATTAGAGTCTCAACTTGGCTCTTTTTCGTTATTAGATCAGCAGATGGTTTCCATATACCATTATAAACATTATTAAGCATTATTATCTTGTCTGGCAAAATCATATTGTCTATCATGTGGTTAACTACATGTTTTTGTAATTTGATGTCTGTTATGTCATATTCTTTCAATAAATGCGGTCTAATTGCGTTCAGTTCATTATACCATGAATCTCCTGACTTATCCGATGAAAATACGTCCGTAAAATTAGATGTTAAATTATCGATAATTTGTTCGAAGTCATTCAATATAGACGCGCCAGGTTTGCGTTTATGCAATTCAATTGATATGTTTTTATGTTTGAATTCTACTGGCGCAATACGTTCATATATAGACGCCGATTTATCAGTGATTTCAACCGGTTGAAATAGATACACATTACCATTATTAACTATGTGCCCTAATCTTCCATATTTGTCTACTACATATTCATTTGAATTATCTATCATACGAGTAAGAGATGAATATATCTGCTCGTCTGAGTATTTCTTTACCGAGTTAATCTCTGCAATTATTTCATCACTATTATAAAAGTTTCGTTTTTTGAATAGATCACGTATCCGTTGTATTATTCGTGCGTTGTTTTCTTCCACAAATTCAATTCCATAAGTATCAAGTGTTATGTCGGTCGGTTCGGGCGCGTCTGCATTTGGATAACATTGAAACGCACAGTCTGCCATATAGTCACACATGTTGGTAAATGGTTTATCGCCTATCTTATAATCTATATCACGTCCACTAGAAAGCGACAGTTTGATTGTTTCGTTCTCGACTATTTTGTATAATTGTTCGGTCGTGAAGTTGGTTTGTCCTATATTCAAAAGACAGTCTACAGCAACTTCTTTGAGAACCCTGGTTACTTCACCTATCGCGATCGCCTTGCGTTCTGCCAATCTATACACATACATATCCGCAGATTCCTCTTCTGTTCCTAGTAACGTTGCATGTAGAAATATCTCTACGTTGCGCTCTTCAAAATTCAATTTACAGTGGCTCAAGTTACGAACTCCGCGCCCAATGATCTGTTCCATACGATTCATGTTATACCATGGCTCCAAAATGTGGACTTGTCTGATATTCTTGAAGTCGATTCCTTCTCCAGCTGCTTTTGATATAATAACAACCTTAACCATTTCACCATCCTTATTTTCGTCGCTATTCAGATATTTAATGTCCTCGTCGTTATTCGGTGAATATGACGCATCTCCAGTTATCATAACATACCTTGCGGGATTACCACCCTCTGTTATCGGTTGCATACTCATGGAATCTATTGCCGGACTAGGTGGTGTTTTAAAAAGCGATTTATCAGAACCATAACGAGAGAACCCAAGTTCTTCCAGGGCTAGTGCAACCGGAACCGCGCCACCATCGATATATTGTGTATATATAAGTATAATACCTTTCGATTTTTTTATTATTTCGCAAACATTTGCAATCTTCGCACTATATTTTGGTAGCTCGGACGGAGTGAAAATGTGTGGAACATTCGGCTTATATTGGTAATTATAATTTTTGTCTGTTATTTTGTCCTTGTTCTGCATTACATTCGATAATCCAGTTTTGCCTATCATATTATACAATAACTGTGTTTTTTCTTCAGCAGTATATGATGCAGTTGGATCATAATCCTTAGATGGATATACTATAATCAGTGCCTCTAATGGTTTTTGTAATATAGTGTAACCAAACGAATCTTTCTCTTCGAATGCCTTGTCTTCGTCTTCACCTAGGTTCTCAACGCACATATCATATACTTGGGATTGATACTGTCCGATCCCGTTAATATAAATCGGGATGTGTTTCTGAAACGCTTTCTCTGCCTCGATCGGTTTCTTATTCATCTGTATCGTTGGATATTTTGCATTTTCATCCTTTTCGGGGTATATCCTATAAGGAAATGTGTATGGGTTCTCTCCTCGTATGTATGAAACATACCCGTTTAACTTCTTGCGAAGGAGTTCCTTCCCTCCGTTCGGATTGAATTTGCCATCTTTACCGAATACGTCCGACACCTTGATAGTCTTACGTTTGTCATTTAGATTCATAAGATTACATAACCATACAATTTCTTCATGTGAATTATACATGGGAGTGGCTGATAAGAGTAATAATCGCATATTATCAGTATTCTTTGCTACTTTGGCTAATAGGTCGGCTGGTTTGGGATCCTTTGTGTCTCTAGTTTTTGTCGTTTTTATATTATGAACCTCGTCTATTATTATAAGGCGATTATCAAATATATTCTTGATCCGTTGTTTTTCTATACGTTGTTTTTCGCTAATATCGTCGTCGTGTCCTTTAATGTCTATCGACTCACTTATGTAGTTTGCGAATAAAGTGTATCCCATAAAAATATAATATTGTTTTATTAATGCTTTTATTTGACTTATTATACTTACACGGTCACTTTCCACGCCTCTCGCATCGGTTGGATTAATTTCTTTCAACAGCGAATTTCCGACACAAGAATTTATATTCCATATGCCATCTACTAGTTCCAATTTACGCTCATCAAACAATTGTAATCTAAAATTATCCTGTACGTTTGGTGACGCTACTATCATGATTGATTTTTTTAATCCGATTTGTTTCATGTAATTTCTCATCTCCTCCGCAATCCCAATAGCAGAGCACGTTTTTCCAGTTCCCAAACCATGATACAACAACAAGCTATTATATGGTGTTTGAAAAGACATGAAATTCTTGACGAACGATTGGTGTGGCATCAATTCGAAATCAGCACTGCATAATTTTTCGGCTTGTTCTCTTATGTCTTTAATAGACCCATCATATTGAGTGTCATTAAATTCCTTTCGCTTTGCAATTTTCAAGCTAAAATCGGGATCGTCTAAACGTGGGTATAGGAAATCATGTTTATGATCGTCGACAAATACTTCATCGTATGTATATTCTGGTTCATCATCAGGCAGTTTGGCTTCATCATTCTTTTCATCAGAACCGCCTGGTTTATCATTCGGTTGGACTTCATCGGACCCGGCTGGTGTATCCTTCTGTTGGAGTTCATCGGACCCGGCTGGTGTATCCTTCGGCTGAACTTCATCTGATGCAATTGCCAGCCCTTGTATAATAAGAGGCTTGCTAGAAATGGAAATTTTTTTTTGCTTACGTACAACCACGAGACCTGGTTGGGGTTCCGGCTTTTGTTCTGGTTTTAATACAACTTTCGGAACTACTTGTGCTTTAATATTATCAGGGACGGGTATTAATTTTATCGGTTCTCCAATCTTACCTTCTCCTCGCTTTCCGTCGAGATACTTGTTACCAACTTTATCCTCATACTCTTTTTTATACACTGCTTCACCAACCATGTCTTTTACGTCTTCCGGGATTTGGCGAAACCCATCTACGACAGGCCAGTATTGGTATGGCTTTACAATACACTTTTGTGTTTTAACATTCCACCGTTGGTTCCTACCACAATCGCCAGTCGGACATATTTCCGGCGGGCATTTATCGTGTTTTCTAGTTTTGTTTTTATCCGAACTTACTTTCGGTGGCATATTTATATATTATGTATATATAAATATGTTCTTTATACTACAATTGATATACTGATAATTGTTTCAGACACGTGTCAACATTTGTTATTATCCGTTTTTTTTCTAAATTGTAGTCGCGTATTTGTGCCAAACACGTGCTGATCGTATACCAACACATTTTACTCACTTCAGAGCGTTGATATTTCTCCGTATCCAGTGTATCGGCATAATCCATATACGCCAAAAAATACTTGTGTTTATAAGACAGGTAATTTGATCCGGTGAATATTTCTTCGAATGGAATAACATTATGAATTGGTTTTATAGCATTTGCCTGATAACCAGTTTCCTCGCAAAACTCGCGGATCGCACAGTCGTAATCAGTTTCGTTATTGTTACGCCGCCCTTTTGGAAACCCCCATTCAGGTTCCGACCATACGGAATATTTCATGGATTCTTCAATAATGTCATTCAATGTGTAGAAATCATTTCGCAGGACGATACCAGCAACTAGAGCACTATGTTTATCACGAGAAATACTCTCTTCCAATCTATACCGATTATTACAGTATCCTTCGCCCCATATATCCTTCCAAAGTAAATCAAATTCTACGGTTTTTAGCCGTTCCTTCTCATATGACGTCATCTGTTTCATCATATTCATAATATACTCTTTGTTATGTACTGAGTATTTACCACGCATAAAATCAATGTAACCCAGAGTTTCTTTCCTACGAATCATCAGATATTCCAATGCGCCACTTTTGGATTTACGAAATGCAATTACCCCAGAGCTAGTAATCGGCATTTTACAACTACTGAATAGATGTCCCGGTTTACCACAATTATTACAATACGTATTTTTATTCATTCAACCTTTTTATATATAATAACAGTGTTCTATATACTTTCAATACATGGATTTCGTTCCTGATATATGGGGACCACATTATTGGTTTTTTCTACATACAGTCGCAGAGTCGTATCCGGAAACTCCTAATGCGGTTACAAAACGTAAATACTATGATTTAATACAAAATATGCCACTTTTCATACCTGTACCTGAAATTGGTAATAAATTTAGCAATCTCATAGATAAATACCCGGTTAGTCCTTACTTGGGTTCTCGCGAATCCTTTGTGAGATGGGTCCATTTCATACATAATAAGGTAAATGCGTCATTAGGAAAAGAAGAAATATCCTTCTTAAAATCAATTGATTTATATAAATCACACTATAAGGATAAACCATTTATATTAAGCGAAACACTCAATATGCGTAAGCATTATTTGCATGCAGCACTTACATTTTCCTGCATATTTTTAATATACAAACTTGCAAAGGATTCTTAGATATATATATAGTATAAGATGCGATTTGAAATCGTTATATTTTTGATAACAATCTTTATAGTCGCCAATATTTACACGGATGGCAAATACTTGAAAATCGCGCTATCCTGGAAGAAATATTACCAGATGATCGGTGTTGCATTTTTTGGATATATGTTATGTTGGTTGATGAGAAAAAGTCCGGAGAAAGCGCAAAGCATGTTAGTGGCTTCAAATGAATATCTTAAATATCTTCCAGTCGATAAAAGCACTACGGATTTTATTTCTCCTATCTTAGATTTTACATCCAAACACGATTTCGGCGGACCAAGACCACAGCAATATGAGAGTCGAATATTACATTCTGGTGGCGGAGGTAGAGTCGAAGAGACGAGCGGAAGAGTAGGTGCCACCAAACGCTCTGTAAGTGAAACCAAGAAGAAATTTGTAGCAGCACGACAAAACTGGCACTGTGGCGACTGCCAAAAACAGTTACCGGCGTGGTTTGAGGTAGATCACACGATACGATTGGAAAATGGTGGCTCCAATCATGTCGATAATTTAGTTGCGTTGTGTAGAGATTGTCATGGTAAGAAAACTGCCATCGAAAATTTATAGGAGTATATTATATACTCGTTTAGGTAAATTATGTCTGATAATCCTTCATACATAACTAACATTTTAAATATGCTGGGTATTGTAAACCAAACCCAACTATTGCTTATCGCACTATTCATAATAATAATAATGAATTTATTTTATGTATCTGACGCAAATGTATTGGAATCTAGATCGCAAGCGATTATAATTACTCTTGTAACAGTTGTGATTGTTGCATCATTATACAAAATGGTTACAGGAGGAAAAGGTAAAGACTGGGTTATAACGGCGATTACAGTTGTTACAATTATTGTCTTCTTGTTCGGAGGTGTTATTTTAGAATTTTATGAGAAATACATCAAACGTACCGCGCTATTTAATAGCATTTCCGATAATGCAAACGGTAAACTTATTACTAATATTATACAAATTAGTCTCATTATATCAATTATTATTGTAGGAATATCCGCTGCGAACAACGTTATCGGGCGGTATTTGGTAAATTCAACATCATGGACCGGATTTATATTAAATTTGATTGTTTACATACCATGTCTGTTTGAAGACTTGATTAAATATGTCAAACAGGAATATGGATTGACATCTAGTGTGACGTTTATACTACTTGCAGTTGAATTGTTATTGATTACCGCTTACGTGTCACTCCCTATGATATTATCGTCAAAGCTGAAGAGTGGAAGTACAGAGGTTATGAATGAACCTGAATTTTTAGATATTGCAGTTAGTAAGACGTTTGTTAAACAGGACGTAGGAGAATACGAGTCCAAGCGAACTAATTATGCGTTCTCTATGTGGGTATATTTGAACCAACAAAATAATTCCAGCGACAACAACCATATATTCTCATATGGAGGTACATATCCGAAGATAGAATATGTTAAATGTAAGAGCGAAACAAATAAGGACAAATATAGATTCACGATTGGCACGGATGTTTACGATATAAATATGCCGAATCAAAAATGGAATAACATTGTTATAAATTTTAACAATAATAATACAGTTGACGTTTTTGTGAATGGTAATTTAGAAAGAACATTTGAAAGTCGTATGCGAAACATAACAAGTAATGTTACTCAGAATGCGATTAATATAGGTAGTAATAATGGGTTGTATGGCGCAATTTGTAATATAAATTATTACGCAATCCCACTCACACAAGGTCAAATCGTGCAACAGTACAATTTACTATACAATAAAAATCCGCCTACAAATAATATAATGTAATTTTATATATATATATAAATGGATTATTTAATCGTTCTCTTAGGAACCCTTCTTGTTGTTATAATTGTGTACATGTTGTATACCAATTATTTTTCCAGTACAACTCAACTATCAGGCGAAGTAGATATGAAAGACAAGACCGCCGATATAGCAGTGGATAAACTGACGAAACCCGATTCTACAAGATACTCGTATAATATTTGGATATACGTCGATAAGCCCGCCTCCGGATCGAGAACTATATTCAATCGCGCAAATGATCTAGGCTTGTTTTTAAATGGCGACACATCGGTGCTTGAGGTCCGTTTATATCGTAGGTCTGGCACATCTACTGCCATCGCGACCGATAATGCAGTATACCAATTGAGTAATAATTTCCCGTTACAAAAGTGGGTTTACATTACCGTTAGTGTAGACAATTCCACAATCGATATGTATTTAGATGGAAAGTTGGTTAAATCTGTGATTTCCGAGAGAATTGTATCCGGTAATAAATACCATAGACCGGATGCTACATCTCCTATCACATTCGGAGTTAATCCCGGTATGTATATGACAAAGTTTAATCGTAAATTGGCACCGTCAGATCCTCAGACGGCTTGGAATTCGTACATGGAAGGAAGTGGCTCGAAGCTAGGTCTCAGTAATTTAGCAAATAGATACAACATTAATCTGGCGATATCAAAAGACAACATACTATCTAATACAATTCCTATTTGGTAACTTTATTTATCCAATATAATTATATAGAATGGATTTCAACAAACCGATATTAGAACAAATATCCGGTCCTTCGTCAAGTGTATCGGACTCAATTACTAGTGCGACCGATAAAATTAGCTCGAGTTTTAATAGCATATCATCTGCTAGTCTTGGTGACGCAAGTAGTGAGTTCATCAATTCGAATAGTATTATATCGAAATTTGTATTTTTGCTATTAGTATTAATCGTCTTCATCATGTTGATGAATTTAGGAGTATATATAATCAGTTATTTTTTAAGACCCAATACGACGCCATATGTAGTTAAAGGATTGATTAATGGTAACAGACAAATAATTGTGCCACAAGATCCGACGAATTCCAATTCCATTACTATTTATCGTTCAAACAACGAAGACAAGGGTTTAGAATTTACGTGGACGGTTTGGCTGCATGTAGACGCACTACCATGGGGCGCATACAATCGTATATTCAGTAAAGGAAATGGTACGAGTCAAAATGGTCCAACACTGTCTTTATATAAAGGCACAGACACCTCCGGAGCGAGTGACAATACTGGAACTATTAAGATAAGGATGGATACAGTCGCCGCCGAAACAGCCACTGATGGTAATGTTGTCGATATTAAAAACATACCGATGGGACGATGGTTTAACTTGGCTGTCCGAATGCAAAATAAAATTATGGATGTATATGTAAATGGTGTCGTAGCGAAACGACATGTATTCAAGAATGTCCCCAAACAGAATTATAGCGACGTACAGGTAGGTGGTTTTAATGGTAACCTATCTGATCTGAGGTATTTTAATTCAGCATTGAATGTCTTCCAAATAAATAACATTGCTATGGCCGGACCTAATCTTACAGCGGCGAATTCGTCAACGGATACTAAATTTGATTATTTATCCAGCTCGTGGTATAAACCTCAAGCATAAATCAATATTATAATATTTACTTATTATAATATATGGCAGATAATACTTGTACTACACTCGCTCAACGCAGAGCTTTCTTGAGTTTGAGTATGCCTCCGATTCGATTTAATGGTTTGGTGAATCCATATGTAAATAGTACTGGAGCCCAAGTTTATACGACGTCTCAATTGGATATGCGAAGGAAAGCTGAGATACTACAATACAATAAGAGTGCATCACAAACCAATAAATTAACCAAATCACAGAAGTTCGCACAGGCGATAGGAAGAACTGTGAATACAAATACATCATTTATTGGAACAATTATAGGAAACGCACTTATTGTGTCTTACGTTACTCAAGGAAAAATTTTAGTCGGGCAGTCTATATTAGGATTTGGAGTTGCCATAGGAACAATTATTCTCGGGCAGTCTACCGGCGTAGCTGGCAACGTAGGAACATATACAATAAACATTTCGCAGAGTATAACCAGTGCTACAGTCATGCGTGCAAACGCAATCATTAGTACGACTAATTGCGTCAACGATCTGTACGTGCCTTCGCTTTCATCGTCATGTGATGTTCCTGGACCGGTTATAACTTTGCGATATGATCCAACAGTTCCATTATATAACTACGCACAGAATGTTGCATCACTGGGTTTAATAAATTCTGAAAATACCGATCAGTTGACGGATAGCACAAGCAATAATATAATCGCGTATGATTCGATCGAGACTACGCTTGTGGATATAGCGATAGGTAATATATCTTCGCAGACGACAACGTTCTCTATAAATAGTCCAATTGGTATATACGTTGACGGTACATCCGCTAGTTCTTCCCCTGGTGATATAAGCATAAGTAGTGTAACAATTGCCGTTTATTATAATGATACTAATTACTTGTTGACATCTGTAGCACAACCTACAATTACGGCGACGACTGATCTAAAAACAGCGAGATTCACACGGACAGCATCATCTCCGTTCAGTGGAGTCATTTATGTTGGTAATCTGGGTATAACAAACCTGACACTACCTACGATGTATGGATATGTTTATAAAATTAAGGTCAAGTTTAACATGACTAGTGGTGCTACCGGTATAAATAAACGCGTGTATATGAATGTCACTAATGGAACGACTACAAATTGTACGTTGGTAACTACTTCCAATCCGTCGCCACAAATACCATATTCGTTATCAGGTGTATAATTCGGCTAATATGCTTGTAATATTGTTTTTGGTATAGATATACCATGCAATGTTCTCAAACATAGATACAAACGCGTCTTGTAGAGTTTCGTCGACATCGACAGCGACTGTTGGTATATCAACATGTACCTTTTGTATATCTACATCTACCTTTTGTATATCTACAGCGACTGTTGGTATATCTACATCTACCTTTTGTATATCGACAGCGACTGTTGGTATATCTACAGCGACTGTTGGTATATCTACATCTACCTTTTGTATATCTAGCTCGACCTTTTGTATATCTAGCTCGACCTTTTGTATATCTAGCTCGACCTTTTGTATATCTAGCTCGACCTTTTGTATATCTAGCTCGACCTTTTGTATATCTAGCTCGATTATTTCAAATTCACCAACTTCATCTATTTTAGTATCCATTAAATGTTGTCCTGCGTTAGTGAACGCCCAGCATGGTATATGCATATACATATTTTTAATATAAAAATTTTGCAAAAAATACATATTAATAAATAAATGTATTTTTATTCCCGTTCTACTTGAGCGTTTTGGGTGAGTGTCGGGTTCAAGCACATCTTCTTAGACGGAAATATCTGTCCTGACATACACTTTGCTTCATCATCTACCATAATACACCCGCGTTTGTCTGCAACTTCACCGACCAAGCACCAACCCACTTTATTACTTGAAATTGGGTTTTGTATTGGGTTCGCCGTGGTGTCCGCATCCGGATCATTAACCGGTTTTGGTCTAGATAGATTTAGAGCTGAATCTAATTGTGTTGTGTCAACACCACCCTTACTTGCTGATATCAGCAAGTCACCCACACTTTGGACGGTTCCCTCTGCTATATCAATGCCAGTCTTTGCTGTATCGGAAACTACATCAGCCGTTTTATTGATAACCGCTCCAGTTGTATACCCAAGGAGCGACAGTATAGGTCTTATAATCGGAGTAAAAATAGCAATGATAGTTTTTATCGCATTGCTAATATAGTCTAACAGATTGAACCCCATAAATGATAGTGCCAACAGACCAACTAAAACAATTATAAGAATATTCTTTCCACTAAATGATTCCATATTAGGTGATTCCGTATTAGACGAACTTAAAGTCTCATATTTCGGTTGAATACTTTCCATCTGCGTATATATTTATAATATATATATTCGTTTGTAATATCTGTTTTTTTTATACAATTATAATAAAAATTATGGGAGCCTTTAATTTTATCGAATCATTCTTCTTATTGAGTTTAGGAATCACGTTTGTCTTGATCGTTCTCTTGGTATATCACTTTAAGCAACGTTTGAGTTCTATGGAACAGAAGTGCGATACGATGTTTGACATCGTTCAAAATTTAGTTAAAGAGTTAAAGGTAGTTAAAACTGCGTGTTTAGAGCAACCATTTACTTGTTCTCGTATGGAACCGGCATGTATGATGCAAGAGTCTGATGAAAACGATGATGACGCAGATGATTCTGATGTGGATTCTGATGTGGATTCTGATGATGACGATGATGATGAGGATTCGGATGGAAATGACGACGATGATGAGGATGCGACTAATGGAGATGTTAAGATAATCAATATGAGTATAGGCGATATCATTGATATAATTGAAACTCAGTCAAACGAGTCTGAATCAGATGAAGCTCTTGTTGAATTAGACGTGACTGAACCAGTCCCGTCAGTCCACAAGATCATAGTTACCGATTACAAGAAAATGACAGTCGCTGAATTGAAACAAATTGTTTCGTCACAAAATCTCGCGACTAATGCGAGTAAACTTACAAAAACCGAATTACTCAAGTTATTGGAAAAATAATACAAATATATTGTATAGATGGAACGTCAATATAGCAAATACGACAGTACTTTAGTATTAAAACCCATATTTTCACCATTCGACAAACCGATCGTATCGAACGATGATAATAGTAAATTGATTGAAACCAGTTCAATCAAGTCTAATTCAGATTATCGCAGATACATGATTGAAAAATCTGAAATAATCAGAGAACAGAATACCAAAGAATACGTAAAAAGCATTTAGACAATAGATAGATATAGAATATAATTCAATATCTATGAGTGTTGTGAGTATTGATATCGGGATTAAAAATATGGCATATTGTGTGTTTGATGCAAGTGGCTCCGTTCTCGACTGGAATGTGGTTAATTTAATGGATCGAGAGCCAGAAACGAAACAATGTACGGTCACGTGTGTTAAAAAGAAGATATCCAGTGTTTGTGGTAAAAAGGCAAAATATGACAAAAATGGTGTTTGTTATTGTCAGACTCACGCCAAGTCAAGTGCTTTTTTGTTACCTGATAGCAAATGTTCTCCTGGTAAGATTAAGAAACTTAAGTTAGAGGAATTAAAACAGCTGGCTGCAAGTCGATTTATTACGCTGGTAGAAACCGATGTAAAGCCGGCGATTATATTAAAAGTAAATTCATTCTTTTTGGAAAAGACACTTGTGCCTATAACAAACAAGAAGGTGAATGCTGGTGCATTAGACTTGGTCGTGATAGGTAAGAATATGAAAACCGAATTTGATAAAATCGCATCTTTCAAGACCGCGAGCCATGTCATTGTGGAGAACCAGATATCACCCATCGCAACACGAATGAAGTCGATTCAAGGAATGGTAGCACAATATTTTATAATGCGACATGACGATATCAATATAGAATTCCTTTCATCGGCCGGTAAACTCAAAGGATTCGAAAAGCAGAATGAGAACGTTGATTCCGAATACCAACAACATAAAAAAGACGCAGTTTTCTATTGCAGCCGGTTTCTGGAAACGGAACGATATGCAAATTGGAATACAGTTCTCAATACGAAAAAGAAGGATGACTTGGCCGATTGTTTTTTACAAG